CCCCGGCTCAGATTACAGCTACGTCCACTGTTAGTGGAAGTGTCATTAAGGTTCCGAAGATCGGTGGAATTGTTAGTGCGACCTCTACTGTTAGTGGCAGCGTACGAATTACTCACAGAGTTGCCGGCAATATTGTGGCCACTTCGACAGTCAGCGGTAACATTGTTGTTACTCGCAGAATCTTCCCAACTACTATCAATGCAACGTCAACGATTACTGGCAATGTTGGAGTAATTCGCAGGGTTGCTCCGCTAACTATCAATGCAACATCAACGGTCAGTGGAAACATCAAGAGGTTGCGCGGTGTATTCCCTGCGCAAATCAACGCCACTTCAACACTTAGCGGATCTGTTAGAGTAATACGTAGGATAGCACCAACTCAAATCAATGCGACTTCAACTGTAACCGGCCACGTTGTAATCACAAGGAGAATCGGTGGTGTAATCTTAGCGACCTCTACAGTTAATGGTGATATCGTCGGTCGCTTCAAGATTAAGGTTATCTTGGTTGGCGTTATGTACACGAAGTGGTATGCTCATGATGACAAGAAGTGGGATGCTGTCTGTGTTAACAGATACGCATCATTGTTCGGCTAGATTAAGGATAAAACATGCAAGAACTTGTTAAGGGCACAATCGAAGAACTCCCTGTGGAGATTCACGACAGATTAGGGCAGCTTGAATCTTTAGATGGAGTTACCACGTCATTTCAGATAACCGACGAACCAGGAACAAACATTATCGTGCCCTGGACTATTTGCAATAGTACTGCAATGATTGCTCTTCCTCTTGTTAACACATCTACAATGAATTATGCGATTTATAAGCTTTACGTTAAAGTTGCTGTTTCACCAGAATTTCCTATCCTTGGCCCATTCGAGTTCGCGGTCGTCTGATGCAGATTTCAAATGATGCCCTATTTCGCAAGCTAGGATATACTCCGCATCCTAAGCAGCTAATCGCGCACAACTCAAATGCTCGCTTTAGGGCACTGTGTTGCGGTAGACGGTTTGGTAAATCTAAATGGGCTGGCCGTGAACTTACCAAAAAGATGTTTGTCAAGGATAGTTTGAATTGGATTGTTGGCCCTGATTACTCTCTTGGTGAGAAAGAATTTCGTGTTGTCTGGGATGACTTTACTAAACTCAATCTAATGAAATATTGCAGTAAGTCGTACAATGTGCAACAAGGAAATATGCGTATTCACTTCAAAGACATGAACAGTTTGATTGAAGTTAAGAGTGCAGAACGACCGCAAAGTTTGGTTGGTGAAGGTCTGGATCATGTGTGCATGTCGGAAGCTGCAAAGCATAAAATGAGTACATGGCAAATGTACATTGAACCAGCATTAGCAGATAAACGTGGTAGTGCAGACTTTCCTTCTACACCGGAAGGTTTCAATTGGTATGAAGGATTGTACCAACTAGGTCAATCACCGGACTCAAAACACGAGCAATATGCAAGTTGGCGATTCCCTACATGGGACAACATTGTTATGTTCCCTGGCGGATTTGACTCTCAATGTCCCAATATCATGGATGGTACACATTTCGACCGTTACAAGTGTACATGTGAACCTGAACTAATAAGAATTTTTAACACAGTAAGTCTTATGTACTGGCAACAGGAATATGCTGCACAATTCACAGCATTTGAAGGAATGATTTATCCCGAATTCAACGAGTCAGTTCATGTAAAGGAATTCGAGTACGAACCTCGTTGGCGTAATTGGTGGGCTTTGGACTTTGGTTATACTGACCCATTCATCTGTCTAGATATCATGGTAGACCATCAGGATAGAGTTTATGTTTGGCGTGAGTATGTGCGTAGTGGCCTGTCAACTTACGAACAAGGTCATATCCTAAAGAACAGAGAGAATCCCGACGGATTTCATGTAGATGGCATTGCAGCCGATCCTCGCGGTGCTGATGAGATTGCTACATTAGCTTGGATAATTGGAACGATGTATGCTAATTCAATAGGAATTGCGTTAGGTTACGAGGCAGTTAAACGTGCACTTCGAATCCGTGAAGATGGTCTACCTGGCCTAATCATCCATCCTAGGTGTACCGAGACTATCCGATCTATTAGAAATCTCCACGGTAAGCCAGGTGCGCCCATGTATGAGACTCAACGTGGTCAGTTCGATCATCCTGCTGATGCGCTGCGTTACTTCTTTAATGAGTATTTTGTGATGGGTGGCAACTACAGCCTAACGGACGTGTATAGTGGGTATCAGAACACCGAAGCCGCAGGTTTTTTTAAGTACACAGACGGGATAACTCTAACCCACTAGTTAATGGCGAGATTCCCAAGACTTCGGAAAAAAGACGCTACACCTGCTAGGCAGGTTAGTGGTACTTCGTACTCTTCTCAGGGTGCTAGCAGTGTTAAGCCTCCTGGTTTGAGTGAACTCGGTAGTCAACAACAGTCGATTATTGTTGACATTGTACCTGATGTAGCTACTCCATACCAAGCTGCCCGTACTTACACTAAGATGGTTCGTGACGATGCAAGCGTTAGAGTCAGTTTGCGTGCTGGCAAGGCTCCCGTTCTTGGCGCAGAATTCTTCATTGACCCGTTTGACAACACGGATCAGAATAAACTCATTTGGGAGTTTGTAGACTTTAACCTCTTTCACGGGATGACAACTTGTTGGACTCGCGTACTCGAAAACGCCCTTACGATGTATGAGAACGGTAAATCTATTTTCGAACCTGTGTGGGAACAACGAGAATGGTCACCCAAAAAGACTAATCCCACAGCAAACCGCAAACAGTACACAATGCTTCGTAAGCTCGCTTTCAGACCAGCTACCACTGTTACCCATGTTACATACGATGATAACGGTGGGCCGGTTGATATCACTCAACAGGCGATTGGACAGGACGGTAATCAGAGAGAGGTTACCATCCCGATTGAAAAACTGGTCATTTTTAATATCGACCCGCAGTATGGAATTGAAGGCATGAGTCTTTTGCGTAGTGCTTACAAGCATTGGTTCTACAAAGACAAGCTTTACAACATTGACGCGATTCAGAAAGAACGTCATGGCATTGGCGTACCTGATGTTGCTATTCAGCCTGGTGCGAGCGCCAAGGATATTAAGGCTGCACACGAACTAGGTAGAAATCTCAGGACTAACGAATATGCCTATATTGTCAGGCCGGCGTCAATAAGTGTGTCATTCGCAGAACTCAAAGGTCAGCCTGTGGATGCTTTGAAAAGTGCTGAACACCACAATCTCATGATTAACCACAATATCATGGTTCAATTCCTTAGTCTTAGTGAATCCGGTGGACGAGCCACAAGCGCCACAGCAATGGATATGTTCTTGAAGTCAATGCGACATATTGCCAACAGCATTTGTGATGTTATCAATCAGTACCTAATACCGAATCTAGTTGCATACAATTTTGACACCGATCAGTTTCCGCAACTCAAGGTAAGAAACCTTGGCGAGTCCAAAGACCTACAAATGTGGGCTGCGGCCATGAATAATCTCATCACTTCTGGAGCCATTACGGTTGATGAAGAGACTGAGGCGTGGATTCGTGACCAGGTTGATATGCCTAAGTTGCAAACTCCTTGGGTTCCGTTCGAGAAGCGCCCCGTGAGAATCCAAGAGTTGCTACAAGGAACCGCGGTAAGTCAGCTTGGAACGAAAGCTGCTGGTAATGGCGCTACCGCAAGCACCGCTCCCCCGCCCGCAGTATCCACGCCTCAGCTAAAACAATCAACTAGTAAAAATGGTGGTGCCGGCAATGTTGGCAAATCACCTAGTTCGGGCGCGGTATGAATAATGGCTGCTTTAACAGCTGTAATTCCTGATGAGCAAATTGAGGAAATAGACTCAAAGATTAGAGAGCTGTCTGAAATGTTGCCATTCTCAAGTCCTGATACTCGTAAATCGTTTCTCAAAAAGATTGATAGACTTCTAGACGAAAGGCTTGTTTGGATGAGAGGTGGCAGATGCTAGAAACTGCTATCGAAACAATCAGCACCCAACCGGGTGATGCTCCTAACGAAGTGTGGGTTGAAGCTCTACCTGCGCGAGTTTACCCAACTCCACAGTACGGCGAAGTTGCCATCTCTGTGGAGAAACTCCAGCGCATGATCCATAACTTCAAGGAGAACGTAAGAGGACAGGAAATTGCAACGGACTTCGATCACGGTCTTGACCGCGCTAAAGGTAATAAAGCATCTGGCTGGTTTCGTGATTTTGCTATCCGCCCCTCTTCTAGTGATCCTAATGTTTCTGCACTTTGGAGTAAAGTAGAACTCACCGAGGAGGCTCAACGTGAAATCTCTGATAGTCAGTGGAAGTATTTTTCACTCGAATGGGATGACGCTTGGGACTCGACGCACGACGGACAAACATACAACGATGTCATTATGGGTGGCGGATTCACTAACCGCCCGATTGCAAAACACACGTTGCCAGTCAATTTCAGTGAGTCTATGTGGCAAGAACTTGACGACGACACAAAGCGTGAATTTGCTGTTTGGAGCACTGCTTATGTAAATAGCCTTCCCAACTCTAGTTTCTTGTATATTGATTCTTCTGGTGGTAGGCATCTTCCCTACAAGGACAAGAGCGGTAAGATTGACCTTCCTCATCTTCGTAATGCAATTGCACGAGCCAATCAGGTTAAAGGAATTTCTGCTGATACTGTTGCAAGAATTATTGCTCGCGCTCGTAAGATGCTTGGTAATGCTAACAAAGCTATGGCTGAGGGCGGTGTTGCTCTACAACTGTTTGATGACATGATTTTTGAGACTGAGCCTATGACTGATGAAAGTAAGGAGTGGGAGCATAGTGAACCTGGTCTTGGTACTGTTACTCCTCGTACAGATGAAGATGGTAGTGATGAACCGGACAGGATTGGTGGATGGCGTAGGCAAACTCCACCCATTGTCGAGGAAATTGAATCACAGGAAGGAAAGGTGAACAAATTGTCTGATCTCGTATCTGACAAGAACGTTCACGAGTTGCAGAGGGTTCTCGACCTTGATGTTGAGTCCGATGGAGACAAGATCGTCGAGACTGTCAAGATCAAGTTTGGTGAGCTTGCTTCTCTGCGTGAGGCAGTTGACGCTGCTGACCAGGAGAAGATTTTTGCGGAACAATATCCTCAGTATTGGCAGGAACATCGCAAGCTGATGGAGCGTGACCGTGAGAATTCTGCTCGAACGTTCAGTGAGTCAGTGAAGAGTATTCGTGAGCAGAAGGGCTATGGCCTTATTGAAACGAAGCAAGGTCTTAGCTCGCTT